TTTGCTACTTTTTTATAAATTTCAGATCCTCTTGACATATTAAAAAACTATAGTTCCAGATACGTTAAATATTGCAAGTGTAGCTCCACCATCCGTTGCTGTTGAATTTGATCCAGGTGATACTGTTAACGAAGTTCCTGTTGGATCTCTTAAAATAACATTACCAGTTCCTCCTGATCCGCCATCTCTTGCAGGTGATCCTCCCGGGCCGCCGCCTCCGCCGCCGCCTTGGCCGTTTCCGCCTGATTGAGTTTGACCATCACTTCGGCCACCAGCATTTCCTCCTCCGCCAGCGCCTCCACTTTTAACACCAGATGCATTGGAACCTCCAGCTCCGCCGCCAGCTCTAGTTACAGACGATCCTGTAATTGAGTTTGCAGTTCCTGCTCCTCCTGGGCCACCATTTTGAGGGCCAGATCCGTTAGGTCCTACAGCGCCAGCTCCGCCGCCTCCGCCGCCAGAATTATTTCCGCCGCCGTTTCCGCCGTCATTACCTTCAGCAGGTGAAAAGCCTCCTGCGTTTCCTTCTCCGCCAGTACCGTTTAGAGCACCTCCGCCACCGGAGCCTCCAGGATTTCCATTAACACTAGGTGGTCCTCCACCTCCTCCCCCTGTAGAGAGAATAGTTCCTGCTTGTGAATTAAGTCCGTCTTGTCCTTTTGTTAAAGCAGGATCTGGAGAATCATTATCTCCGCCAGCTCCACCAGTTCCAACTGTAATAGTTGCTCCTGATTCTACTGTTACTTTAGTTCCTCCAGGAAAAGATGTTCTGTGACCGCCGCCGCCTCCGCCGCCGCCATCATCGACCCCTCCGCCGCCGCCACCAGCGACTAATAAAAAATCAAAATCTAAAGTTTTTTTGGCATCTCCTCCGCCAAATCCTAATATTTTATATCCAAATGAACTCACGTGTTTCTCCTATTACGAGTCGTTAGCAGCACTTGTAGTAAAGAATAATTTAATACCTAATAGTTTTGCATCGGCTGTTAAACTATCTGCTGACACGTCTCTTGAAATTTGAAAAAATACATACTCATCTGCACCAGGTGAACCTGCAATAGTTACTGCTCCACTTTCTGCTGCAACTGCTAAATCGTTTGCTGTTCCACTCATAGCTTTTGCTGTTGCAACAACTTGTGTTCCAAAAGCAGTATTTAAGTCTCCGTTATCAGCTAAAGCTACACCAGATAATCCCCATGCAGTGGTTCCAGTGTTTGTTGAGTTAGCTGTAAAAAATGCTTGAAAAGTTACTGTGCCTGCATTCCATGATTTAGGAAAGGCAACAGCAAACTGTGCAAATTCATCTGAGTCTTTATCGAAATCTAAAGACTTTAATTCTGGACCATTTGATAATTCTGTTTGAGCAAGATCTGCACAACCGCTTGTAGTGTTAGGGTACATAGCAGTTGCTGGAACCCAAATAGTTTCTTTACCTGCAATCTTAATTGCACCAGTAGCGTCCGAAGCGTCTACTGCTTTAGCAATTCCAGTTCCATTAGGAGCTATAGTTATATCTCCATTAGCTGCATCTGTAATTGTAATTGTACCTGAGTTAGTTCCTGAGTTTGTGTCTAAGACAAGGTCGTGTGCACCACTTGTTGTTAAAGTCGCTGCAGCAGCACCTGTACCTATTCTAGTTTCTCCTGAACCTTTTGGTTTAATATGAACATCAACGTTAGTTTCTCCACTTGCGCCTATGATTGGTGGGTTTCCAGTTGCTGCGTTAGTTATTTCTAATTCATTAACTGCTGAAGATGTTGTTTGAAATATTACTTGTTCGTTTCCATTTGCATCTGCAATAAAACCTGCGTCTGCAATTTTTGGAGCTGTTAAAGTTTTGTTTGTTAAAGTATCTGTTGATGCAGCAGTTATAAAACCTGTATCATCAATATCTGGGTTAGTTCCATCGTTAGCAGTTGCATAAACTAATTTAACCGCTCCTGGAGCAACAGTTACACTGTCTCCTGAACCTGATACATATTTAAATACTACGTTCTGTGATCCACTTGTTGAATTTTTTAAAATATAAAAATCTTGAACATCGATAGGTATAGTAACATTTCTTGATCCTGTAAGTGATCCTGTAAATTCTATAACTCTGTGTGCAAGAGTTGCACCTGTTCCACCATCAGTTACTGCAAGATCTGTATCTCCAGAATCAGAAACTGCTTGTGTTGTGAAACCACCAGCTATTTGCTCTATAAGTTGTAAATTTGTATTAGTTTTATTTCCCCATTGACCAGCATTTTCACCGGTCGCTTGAAGTTCTATACCTAAGGGCGTAAATGTTGATGCCATAATTTTCTCCTATGCGACGTCACTATATGTTATATTTGTACCTGTTGCAACATCAGAATACGAAATATTTGAACCTGTGTCAACGTCTTGATATGCCTGTATTCCAAAGCCTGTTGATGTTCCAAATCCTGCCACAGAAACTGTTACTTCTTGTCCAGTTAAACCCATAACATCTTCTGGTGCGATAGATCCTACAGATAATGTAGCTGACACACCAGATATTCCTACTACATCTGCAGGAGCAATACTTCCAACAGATGAAGTAATACTAAAACTAGGTATATTTATTATAGGGTTTGTGGTAATTAAAATATCTCCTAAAGTGATATCTATTTGCTGTCCAGTTAAACCCATGACATCTGCTGGAGAAATTGATCCAACAGAACTTGTAATATCTAGTCCAGTTAAGCCCATTACATCTGCAGGAGTGAGTGATCCAACACTTACAGTTGCTGGTTGACCTGTTAATGTTCCAGTAAAATCTGATTTTGCTAAAGGTGATCCAACAGAACTTGTAATATCTAGTCCAGTTAGTCCCATTACGTCTGCAGGAGTTAAATTAAATATACCCCAACTACTATTGCCCCACGTGCCTTCGTTCCAAGCCGAAGCTCCAAGAGAAGATAATATTTGAGTTGGCGCTTCTATTTCTACAGTTACTCCTGAGATACCCCAGTTTTCAACGCCCCAACCGTCTTGTCCCCAACCAGTATTTATTTCAGCTGTTATAGTTGGAGAACCTACACTAAGAGTAGCTGATATACCCGTAAGACTAACAGTCTCATTTGAAAGATCATTCCACTCACCATCGTTCCAAGCTTTAGCACCCCAACCAGTTGCAAAAGGATCAGTTGTTCCCCAACGACCAGTATTCCAGGTTGTGCCTGATTGGTTCCAAGTATTTGCCATAAGGAGGACCTCCTTATGCTAATCTTATGATTGCGTTATCTGCGTCTGCAGTTGGGAATTGTATTGTGAAAGTTCCACTAGTTACAGTTTTATCGCCACCAAAAGCTATTGCTGCAACAGCTTTATCAGATTGTGTGTCATTATAAATTAATGCACCATTTGCTGTAAAAGTTGCAGAAGTAAAACTAACATCTGCAAAATCACAAACTGCAGTATCTGAAGATAAAGTTGGAGTTACACTAGTTAAAGTAGCTCCTCCTGCACTGTATGCAGATCCAGATGTGTTAGATATTTCGTTTGATGTGCTGTATGCTGTTGTTGATTTATTTAAAGTTGCTGAACTTGTAAATAAAGCTATCTTAAAAGTGTTACCACTTGATGCTGTAAAATTATGTGTTCCCACTAAAAGTTCTTGTTTAAAACTATTACAAATTGCCGATGTTATTGCCATAATTTATTCTCCTAATTACGGTGACGGAGAAGGGACTGGTATACGAACTGTTCCATCCGTGTAGTCGTCTCTTTTACGTCTACCAAGTTGCTCTGCAGCAAACTTCTGTACCTCTTGTTTATACTTTTGTTCATACAATGTCAACATATCCATTGGACCTTTTAAAAATCCATATGCTTCTACTAGACATGCATATAGTAGACCATTTCCAAAGTATTGACTTATATATGTTGTTGTATTTGAACTAGATAATCCATCAGGAATAGCCTCATAGTGTATTTTAAATTTAAATGTACTACTAGGTGCCGGAGCTAGCATTAAACGCCCTGATGTAGTGTCTGAAACGCCTGTAGCACCACCAAACATAGCGTAATATTTAGGTGTTCCTGTTGAAGTTTCAGCTGGAATATACTCTTGTAGATAAGTCTCATCTCTTTTTTCTAGCCAAGTATTAGCTCCTGTGGCTACCGATGTAGATTCATAAACCTGAACTCCTTTTACAAATAAAGTTTTTGCAGGTACGTTTATAGTTGTTTGACCAGTTACTAAATTACCGATTTGTTGTTTTTTATATGCATCAATAGGTACATCTCTTAAAATTTTCATTTCAGAATTTTCAATAAACTGATCAGTAATAGTAGATGTTAATACATTAGAATCTACTTCTGTATAATTTTGAATTGCTGTTGTTAATGTTGCGTATGTAAATCCTGCCATTATGGTGTTAGTGTAACTGGACCAGCCGATACACTTCCTCCTCCAATATTAGTATTTGCAGTTGCTGTTCCAGCAGCTGTAAATGTGTAATTATTAGCATTTGTAACTGTAATTGTAAATCCCGCAGATTTATTTAAATCTGAGCTTGTTAATCCAAGAGAACCTTCTGCATTCCTAAATCTAACAACATCACTTGTAGATCTACCATGATTTTCTTCAAACACTGTTACTGTTGTTGATCCGTTTGTAATTGCAAATGGATTTAAAGTTAAAACTCTAGCTACTGCAGGCTCTGTTCTTGCAGGTCTAGCATTTAATAATCCTTGTGGATCTGCAGTATAAGCTCTGGGTTCTAATTGTGGCTGTTTAGCTTCAAACTCAGAAATATGAACTCTAGAACCATTCCACTCAATAACCATTTCACTATAAGGAAATTCCATTCCTGATCTGTCTGAAATAAATTTTGCATATTTACCTGAAGATAATGCCATTATGCCTCCGGATAATAAACTTTAGGACTAATGTATGTGCTAGAAGGAGAACCATCTTCAGATAAAGCTCTTTGAAACTCATCTTCATACAATAGTTTCATTTGTTGAATAAGTTGTGGTTTAAATTTTTGTGCTAAAAAATAAGCTAAACCTGAACACATACAAGGTACAAATCTGTAAGGAACATCGGTAGCATTTGTATAATCACCCACATCTTGAATTCTTTTTACAAAATAAAAATTTATAAATTTACCTGCTTCTGTAGACCCAGGAGTTAAATATAAAGTAATTGTAATTCTATCGATCAATCTTTGAACAAAATATTGTGTAGGTTGACCTGTAGCTGTCTTGTTTGACAAAGCTTGATATTGTGATCTATTTATTTTTGTAAGAGGAGAATCTACATTGTTGTTTCTAAAACACGCTTCTAAAATATCATCAACACCATAAATAGCTGTAGTGCTAGATGTGCCATCACCTGTAGATCTAAATATTGTATACACTGACTGATCTGCAACTAGTGTAATATTGTTGTTATCAACTTCCCAATAGTGAAGACCACGATTAGCCCACTCTTGAAACATTATGTTTAATGATCTTCTTGCCATACGTAACTGATTACCAGATACGCCTTGCATACCTATTCTTTCATATGCTTCTTCAATAATCTCATCGATAGCAAATGTTTTATCAAACGTAGTTGTACCTGAGGTAGTGTTAGCCATTTAACCTCCTACTTATCAATCAATAAAGTAGCTGCGTCTATGTTTGTAATTGTAGAAACTTTCATCCCACCTGGAAACAATATTCCATCTTCAGGAATGTTCATTG